GTCAAAGAGTTGCGAACAGACTTGCATGAACTTGAAGTCGATCTGCCCAAAAGCTACGTTATGCGGGTCGATTTGGATAAGCGCATGGAACACATTGAATACATGTTCCAGCGGATTTACGACAAACTTGACGGGAAGGCGGACAAATGACCACTACCCAAGAGAAGCAAGAGAAGATCGCTCTTGAGATGGCCGCCAGCGCCAGCAAGGGGGCACTCGTTGAGAAGATCGTCTTCGCCGGTATCCCAATCCTGTTCTCTTGCGTCGTCTACCTCATGGGCTCTCTGTCTACTGCAAACAACGAAATCATTCAGCTCAAGGCCAAGATCGCTGTCGTCGTCAATGCCGACAACAAGGCCATCCCGCCGCAAGGCACGACCATCGACATGGCGCAGATCAGGGAAGCCTTAAATGACAAGATTGAGCGTGTCGAGCGTGAGGCCGCCCTTGCTCGTGCAGCTATGACCCTTGACCGCGAAAGGTCTATGGCTGCGATTGAAAAGAGCCGCATGGACATGGCGGCAGACGCCGCACAGGCTAGGGCCGCCATTCGATTTGACATGGCCCAACTCATTGCGGCGTTGGATAAGCGTGTCACTCTTTTAGAGAAGGACAAATAGGGATGAAGATGAGCCAAGAGGGCATCGACGCCCTTCTCAAAAAGTTTGAAGGCTGCAAACTCAAGGCGTATCGCTGCCCGGCGGGCGTCTGCACGATTGGCTACGGCCATACGTCTGCTGCTGGCGCTCCTGAAGTCACGGACGGGATGACGATCAAGCAGTCTGAGGCTGACGAAATCCTCAAGCGCGACCTTGTGAAATACGAAAAAGCCGTCGCGGATATGGTCAAACAGCCCCTGACGCAGCACCAATTCGACGTTCTCGTGGACTTCGCCTACAACGCTGGCGTTGGTGCGCTGAAATCTTCCACCCTGCTCAAGAAGGTAAATGCAGGCGACTTTGACGCCGTTCCTGCCGAATTGATGAAATGGACGAAGGGCGGCGGCAAAGTGTTGCCGGGCCTTGTCCGTCGCCGTCAGGCCGAAAGCGCATGGTGGAGTGCGGGCGATGACCATCCTGTTGATGCTGAAGACCATCGCACCGAACCAGATCCTGTTCCTGCGCGAACAATGGTCGAAAGCAAGCAAGGCAACGCGGCGATCCTCACGGCTGGCCTTGGAGGATTGGGAGCAGCTAAGGAGATTGCTGCGCAGGCGCAGGATGCGTCTGACACGGCAAACCAGCTCGTGGGCCTACTCGGCAACACTAATTTTCTGGCGATGGCAGCAATCGTCGGTCTTGGCGGCGCTATCTGGTACTGGCGCAAGAAGAACATGGACCGCGACGGTGCTTAGTCTGCTCTTCACCCCGCTTGGGCGATACGTCGCGATTGGAATGTTAGTCCTTGGGCTAACTAGTTGTGTCATTTACAAAATCAGGGCGGACGCCATTGCCGAGGTTGAGGCCAAGGCGACCGCTGACGTTCTCAGGAGGACGCAAGATGCGGTTCGTGCTGGCGACACTGTTGATACTTCCCCTGATGGGTTGCTCAAGTCTGACGGCCACCGTCGCGACTAATGAGGCGGTCTGCGAGGTCTGGCGGGACGTAAGCTGGTCATCCAAGGATACTCAGCAAACCATTGTCGAGATTAAGGTGAATAACGCCCGCCGTGACGGATGGTGCGGAAAACCAAAAACAATGCTATGGTGACGTTCTACAGGAGCCCCAGCCGTGACTACTGGTCTGTCCTATAATGGAAGTGTCGCCGGAACCATGAGTTATGTTCAGCAGATTGCTGAACTTGCTGTGGTCGATCAGACAGATGCAAACTACGTCGCCATCCTTCCGGCCATGATTACCTATGCGGAAAACCGCATGTATCGTGATTTGGATTTCCTGTTTACGTCTACGTCCATCACAGGCTATTCAATCACCAACGGCAGCCGTCAAATCATCATTCCTGACGGAACTTTGGTTGTCAGTGAGCAAATCAACATCATCACTCCGGCTGGTCAGTCAAACCCTGACGCAGGCACTCGCACTCCGCTGCTTGCTACGACCAAAGAATATCTTGATGCGGTTTACGGCTCGTCATCTTACACGGGCACTCCCCAGTATTTTGTGCCCTTTAACGACAATCTGTTTCTAGTCGGCCCGTTTGCCGACCAGAACTACTACGTTGAAATCGTTGGCACTTATCGTCCGTCAAGCTTGTCCGCCGCCAATCCGACGACGTTTATCAGCCTCTATCTGCCTGACGTCTTCATCATGGCATCCATGATCTATATCTCGGCTTATCAGCGCAACTTTGGCCGCCAGAGCGACGATCCGCAGATGGCGCAGAGCTATGAGGCCCAATACACGGCTCTCCTGAAAGGCGCGGCGGTTGAAGAAGCCCGCAAGAAGTTTGAGGCTGCGGCTTGGTCTTCGCAATCTCCCGCCGTTGTTGCTTCACCGTCGAGGGGTTAACCGATGCCCCATGCAGCTCTGCAACTGGTTCCCGGCGTTGACGTTAACCGCACCCCCGCGCTCAATCAGGCTGCGATTTCGTCAGGCAATCTGATCCGATTCGTACCGGATCGGCAAGGGTTTGGGCTGGTTCAGAAGCTTGGTGGTTGGACAACATATCCACCTAACTCAAGCATTCGAATTGATTCGATTGTACGAGCTTTGTGGGCTTGGGAAGACACCAATTCCAACTCCTATTTGGCCGTTGGAGCGGAACAGTCTCTTTCTTACATTCAGGGCGGCAATCAATTAATCATCACGCCTCGCACCCTCACGAGCAATCCTGCGGTCAGCATCACGACCGTGGCGGGCAGCAGCGATGTGGTGATAACAGACACCGGCAGCAACATTACGCAGTGGGATAACGTCTATATTGAGACGCCTATTGCGGTTGGCGGCCTTGTGCTTTTTGGCGTTTACCCGACAACAAATCCGACAAATGACGCCAACACTTATCATATCACTGCTGTTGATACACTTGGAGATCCTGTAAACGCCACTTCAAGCGTCACCAATGGTGGCGCTGTGGCTCAATTCAGCACAACGTCAGGCAGTTCCACTATCAAGGTTACGCTTCCAAACAACGGGTATGATCTTTATCAAACATTTCCAATCGTCGTATCCACAACTGTCGGTGGTGTAACCCTCTATGGTAATTACACAATTCAAAGCATCATAGACGCCAACAACTTCAATATTGTTGCCAAAAATTCGGCTTCATCAACCGTCGCCAATCAATCAATGAACAGCGGAAACGCCCGCTATGTCTACTACATTGGCGTTGGTCCAGTTCCGTTTGGATCAGGATATGGCCGTGGTGGTTATGGTAAGGGCGGATATGGCAGCGGCGTTCCGTTCATTCCACAAAATGGTCAAGGCATCACGACTGCTGATTGGACGCTCGATAACTGGGGTGAAATCCTGATTTCGTGCCCGCTGAATGGCCCGATTTATGAATGGTCGCCTGCGGCAGGTTATTCAGTTTCCGCCGTCATCAATACCGCCCCAATCGTCAATGCTGGCATTGTTGTGGCAATGCCGCAGCGGCAGATTGTGGCTTGGGGCTCAACGCTGACTGGCATCCAAGACCCGCTTTTGATCCGTTGGTGCGATGTAAACGATTACACAACTTGGATCGGCACGGGCACAAATCAGGCCGGATATTTCCGCATTCCCAAGGGTTCCAAAATCGTCGAGTGCATTCAGGCGGCGCAACAAACGCTTGTTTGGACTGACCTTGGCCTTTGGTCGATGCAGTATGTAGGACAACCCTACGTCTACCAGTTTAACGAAATTGGCACGGGTTGCGGTTTAATTGGCCGCAAAGCCGCAGGGTCCATGAGCGGCATTGTCTATTGGATGGGCCAGAGCCAGTTTTACATGCTGGCTGGCAACGGGCCACAGCCAATCGCCTGCCCTGTTTGGGATGTGATTTTTCAGGATTTAGATACTACCAATCTCGACAAAATCCGCATCGCCACCAACAGCCGGTTTGGCGAGGTGGCGTGGTATTACCCGACCAAAGGCAATGGCGGCGAAATAAACGCCTACGTCAAATACAACATTGTCTTGCAGCAGTGGGATTATGGTGCGCTCGACCGCACGGCTTGGATCAACGAGAGCGTCCTTGGACCGCCTATTGGTGCTGGCACGGACCGTTTCATTTATCAGCATGAAACATCACCAAACGCTGCCTACGATGGCGTAGACAACCAGCCGATGCTGTCCAACTTTCAAACCGGCTATTTCGTGATCGCTGAAGCCGACCTCAAGATGTTTGTGGATCAGGTCTGGCCCGATATGAAATGGGGATATTATGGCGGCACGGCCAGCGGCACAACAGTCTATCAAACGCCCACGGCGCAAGTTCAGTTAACCTTCTATGTGGCTGATTACGCTGGGCAAACGCCGCTGCAATATGGCCCTTACTCTTTGACGCAGAGCACAACATTCATCACGCCAAGGTTTAGAGGCAGGCTGGTCTCAATCGCTGTCAGCAGCAGCGATGTGGGCAGCTTCTGGCGTATCGGCAACATGCGTTATCGCGTTCAGCCTGACGGGAAATTCTGATGGCCGCTTCGTTAGACGACATCCTTACAGTTCAGAAGAATGGCGTCATCGCCATCAATGGGCTCAATCAATCGCTCAAGCTGATTGAGGCTGATCTGCCGTGCATCTGCACCAATCTGTCGCTGATCGTGACCCAGCTTGGCGATTTGGTGGGGGCAAGCTATCCCGCCACCACCAGCCCGACAATTGCAGCGTCTACAACTCAACTGGTTGTTGCAGGTTCAGGTCGCATTTTCGCCGTTTCAATTCCCGTTCATGCCGGTTCGGCTCAAGTTTACATCTATAATTCCGCAACAACTGGGGGAATATCGGCGTCAAATTTAATTTTTGCGTCTCTGCCGTCAAACGCCTCTTCTTTTACGCCCTATCAAAACGTGAACCTTGCATATACAAACGGCATCGTTCTAAAAACCGACGCAGGCATGAATTTCTGCGTTGCGTACACGGCTAATTGAGGACGCCATGCCCCTATCGCGCGGAAAATCTCAAAAAACCATCAGTCACAACATCTCTGAGATGATTAAGGCTGGCCATCCGCAGGATCAGGCCATTGCAGCGGCTCTCAGCACGGCCCGCAAAACGCGCCCCCATCGAGCCTTTGGCGGCCACACGCCAGCTTTCATGAAGACGCCGGTCAATCCGGGCGCTGAAATCATTCACGAAGGGCCGATCCATAGCCCCGTTTCTGGCCGCACCGACCACCTGCCCATGCACGTTGCCTCTGGCTCTTACGTCATTCCTGCCGACATCATCAGCGCGATGGGCGAGGGCAACACCATGTCCGGCTTCAAACAGATGAATCAGATTTTCTCGGGAGCTGGCCCTTCGCCCAAGGCTGATGGCGGGCGCGTTCCTGCCGTGCCGATTGTGGCGGCTGGCGGCGAATATGTTATCACTCCTCATCAGGTGTCATGGGCCGGGGATGGCGACCTAGACACCGGACACGCAGTTCTGGACAAGTTCGTCACGGAAATGCGGGCGAAGACGATCAAAACTCTGAAGGCTCTACCCGGCCCGAAGAAAAACTGAGAGGGAAAACATGAGCGACGAACTGAAGATCAGGATGGGAACTCCTGAAGACATCTACGGCATGATGGATCTGGCCCTCATGGCCTGCGAAGAAAACGGGTTCGTAAACCCTGACAAAACCAAACTTATGACTGAACTTTGGCAGGCATTAAATCTCAATTATGGCATGATCGGCATCATTGGAAAGGAAAACGGTCCTATAGAGGGAGCAATCCTTTTGCGTATTGGGCCGATGTGGTATAGCCATGACATGGTTGTGGAAGAGAAGGCGATCTTCATTCATCCTGACCATCGCGGGGCCAAAGAGGGGCGGGCTCGCAGGCTGGTTGAGTTTGCCAAGAGCGCGGCGGATGAACTTGGCATTCCCTTGCTAATTGGGGTACTATCAAACAAGCGGACTGAGGGGAAAATCCGTTTGTATGAAAGGCAATTAGGCAAGCCGACCGGCGCGTTTTTCTTGTATGGCGCAAAGACGGGTTCGCATCCTGTAACGGAGCATTGACATGGGCGGTGGCGGCAAAGGCGGTAGCAGCGTTCAGACTGTTAGCATTCCGCCCGAAGTATTGGCGCGCTACAATGCCGTCAACGCTCGTGCGGAAAATGTGGCTACAACGCCTTTCTCGCCATACGCCACTACGCCAGAGGCGTTTGTTGCGCCTTTGTCCACCAGCCAGCAAGCTGGCATGGCCAACATCAATGCCCTTCAGGGCTCTGCCAATCAGGCCGTTGGTGCTGGCCAGAATCTTCAGGGACAAGGTGTAAGCACCGCTCAGCGGGCTCAGGCACAGGCGCAGGGCGTCAATATGGCTGCGCTTCAGGGCATCAGTCAGGCCCAGCAGCAGGGCACTGCCTATAATCAGGCCGCCGGTCAAAACATCGGCAACGCTATGGGATCGGCTGCTCCCTTCATGCAGGGCAACGCTGCCTTGCAGCAGCAGGGTCTGGCGCAGCAGCAAGGTTTCCAGAACGCTGCCGCGCAAAATATCGGCAACATTGCTGCATCGGCCCAACCCTATTTGCAGGGTAATGCTGCCCTGCAACAGCAGGGACTTGCACAACAGCAGGGTTATCAGCGGGCTGCTACGCAGAATGCTGCTGGCATAACGCAGGCTGCGCAGCCATATCTTGCTCAGAACATTGCTCTTCAGCAACAAGGTTTGGCGCAGCAACAAGGTTTTCAAAATGCAGCGGCCCAAAATGCTGCAAACATTGCGGCTTCGGCTGAACCGTATCTGTCTGGCAACGCTGCTTTGCAGCAGCAAGGTTATGCCCAACAGCAAGCTGCTCAAAACGCCGCTATTCAAAATGCTATGAGCATTGCCGGAGCGGGAAGTCCTGCGCAGCAAGAAAATATGGGATTGCAGCGCGCTGGTTTGGGGCAGCAGCAAGAGTATCAGCGCGCAGCTACGCAGAATATTGGACAAGCAATGTCGTCTGCTGCTCCTTACATGCAGGAGATGGCGGGTTTGACGCGCGCCGGTCTAAATCAAGGACAACAGTATCTTGCGGGCGCGACGGATTTAACTCAGCAAGCCATTCAAACTGGCCGTCAGTATGCCAACAAGGCGGAACCTTTTTACACTGGTGCTTTGCAGGCCGCGCAGCCTTTTAATCAAAGTTCAGCCCAGCTTACGCAGAATGCTCTGCAGTCGGCCCAGCCGCTTAATCAGGGTTCAGCGCAACTGACGCAAGCGGCTTTGCAATCTGCCCAACCGCTCAATCAACAGGCTCAACAGTATATGGGCGCTGGCGCTCAAGCTGTTGGCCCTCAAGATTTGAATTATGGCCAGTATATGAATCCGTTCTTGTCGAACGTGGTTCAGGCCCAGCAAGCTCTTCAGGCGCAGGAAAACGCCGCCCAGCGTTCAGCTATGCAAGGGAAAGCTGTTCAGTCTGGCGCATTTGGCGGTGATCGCGCTGGTATTGAGCAGGCCAATCTTGCTCGCCAGCAAAGCCTTGCCAATCAGGCGACGCTTTCCAATCTTCTTCAGTCTGGTTTTGGACAGGCTCAGGCGGCTGCGCAGCAGCAACAGGGTGTCAACCTTGCCGCTGCTCAGGCCAATCGTGCGGCCCAACAGCAAGCGGCCCAGCAGGCTGCTGCGCTTGGCCAGCAGCAATATGCGCAAAACCTTGGTGCGGCCCAGCAAATTGGCAACCTTGGTCAACAGAACTTTGCTCAAAACCTTGGTGCAGCCCAGCAAGCCGCCGCTTTGGGTCAACAGAATTACGCTCAGACGCTTGGCGTCGGCACCAATCTTGCCGCACTGGGTCAGCAGCAGTATGCGCAAAATCTCGGAACCGGCGCGCAAATCAATCAGCTTGGTCAAACGGGGTTCCAGCAGAACCTTGGTGCTGGCGCGCAGTTGGGTCAAGTTGGCCAGAACCTGTTCAATCAGAACATCACTCAGGGTCAGGCGCTGGCCAACTTGGGTATGCAAGGTTTGCAAGCTTACCAAAGCACCGGCCAGAACATTGGTGCTGCGGGCATGAACCTTGCCAACTTGCAGTCTCAGCAAGCGCAGCAGATGTCTAATATCGGTCAGCAGGCGCTTCAGGCGGGTCAGTCAACTGGCACCAATCTTGGCAATATCGGCATGAACCGTGCAACTTTGCAGGGCCAGCAAGCCCAGCAAATGGCGGCCCTTGGGCAACAAGGTCTTGCGGCCCTTCAGGGTACAGGAACAAACATCGGCGCGGTTGGTCTCAGTCAATCTGCTTTGCAGGGCCAACAGGCTCAGCAAATGGCGGCTCTCGGCCAACAGGGCCTTGCGGCTACGCAAGGAACAGGTCTCAATCTTGGCGCTATCGGCATGAACCAAGCCGCCTTGCAGGGTCAGCAAGGTCAAGGTCTTGCGGCTTTGGGCCAGCAGGGTCTTGCGGCGCTTCAGGGCACCGGCACAAATCTCGGCAACATTGGCCAGCAGCTTTTTGGCCAGAACATTGCGCAGGGTCAGGCCGTTCAGGGTCTTGGCCAACAGCAGTTCGCGCAGGGATTGGCGGGCGCTCAGGGCGCCGCCAACATTGGCCAGAACATGTTTGGTCAGGGCGCGCAGACTGCCGGTATCCAGCAGGCTGGCGGCATGAACATCGCCAACCTTGGCTTGCAGAACCAAGGCGCTCAGATTGGCGCAGCGCAGGCTCAGATGGCGGCTGGTCAGCAGCAGCAGCAGACCGAACAAGCCGCTCGCACGGCGCTTTACAACCAGTATCTCCAGCAGCAGGGCTATCCCTTCCAGATCGCCCAGTTCCTCGCGAAC